TCAGGAAACTCATCGTGGGCGATGTGGGCGCCCCCGTGGTCGCAAGGACCAACGACCCGAGCGACGCGCCGAGGGCGTTGGTTTTTGTCAACACCAAGCCGGCACCGCCCGTGGTATCCGTCGTCAGAGAAAACAGCCGCCCTGTCGCGTCTTGGAGAATGGTGTTGGTATTGATCGTATTGGCTGTCGGAATGAACTGGTTGCCCAGCGATGTCGCTGCCAGGATGGCGGTCCCGGCATTTGGGGTCGCAGCATAGTCCGCCGTCACGCAGGGGTAGATGTAGCCATCGGGACCGACTTCCAAGAGGTTTTGATAGGATATGGCAGCACCAGCGAGCGCCGGTTGGCTACCAGACGACGTAAAATCTGCCAGGACAGGCATTAGATGAGCCTCCAATAAGTTCCGGCGGCAACAATTGAGAACTGATAGTCGGATACATTGGCGATAAAGGTAGTGGAGACGTTTGTTGCCACGTTTCCAATACTAATTCCATTTCCGTTGACCGTGAAATTATTGGTAGTCCAATAATTTTTGTCGTCAATGAAAGTATAGAGGCCGGACAATGTTACCGACAGGTTGATGGAAAACGCGCCGCCAGTCGTGTCAACGAGATAAGTGCCCGGCTGAAGGGTCTGCCCGTTGTTCGCGGCAGAGATCTGAATGCCATTGAGGGTTGTCGGCGATGCCCCGCTATCCACCATCGTTCCAAGCGCGTCGGAAAAAACGGCAAAGTGCCCCGGGGTTATGCTCCCGCTTCCCTGAATCGCTGCAACCGTCCCGGTGTTCGCCGAAGCGTTGGCCAGGGCCGCAGTGCCGAGGTCGGTGGCCGCAAGATGGATGTAGGTTCCGTCGAAATCGCCGATTGCCACGTTGCCGGCGATCGTCTCGCCGCCCGTCAGCGCGACAGGACCGGACGGGCCATCCTTGCGAACAGGGAAGGTGCCAAATCCGGTCACGGTAACGTTCAACGGCCCGGTATTGGTCAGGCCGGCGCCGACGATCCACCGAATAGAACCGTTCTGGGCATTGAAAGCCTGCATCGCCGAAGGCGGCGTGATGACCTGGGCATTGGCGGTACCGGTCGATGTGCCGCAGTAGAAGCCGCCGATATTGGAAGCGCCGATTGAGGTCCAGACCGCCGTCGATGCCGTTCCGGTTGTGGTGCAAACCCACCAGATCTTGTTCAGGCCGTCGAAGACCACGTTGGGGAAGCTGGCGCCGGCCGTGCCAGCATTGCCCGCCACGGCGCCGTTTGGATTCCCCATGTAGAACTGGAACCCAGACCCGCCCAGCTTGTTCTGGATGAAGGGCGCGCCGGCGGCCATGGCGATGTTGCCGGCGGAAATGGAAAGCTGCCCGTTTGCCACGGTCACGATCCACAGCGGCACCCATCCGGTATCCGCGGTCGGCGCGACCTGGGTGCCGGTCGGCGCGGCGATGCCGGCTTTAACCTGTAGCGCGATGATGGCCTTGCGCACAGTGTTCGTCGGAAGGCCGGTCAACGGCTGAGAGGGGTTCGAGGCGTTGTAATATTGGAGGGCGACGGGGTTGGCGTCGACCTGCTGATATTGCCCTTCGATCAGGAAGATCTGTGAATAGCCCGCCTGGCTGGGAGCCGTGATGGTGAAAGGGGTCTGACCGAACAGAAGGCCCTGCTGGACGATTTGATCGGTGGTGTCGGCTGCAAGCGATCCATAAGAGGTGTTGTCGATGCCGGCCAACGTATAGAGCGAACCAGCACCGATCTGCACTTGCATATTGCCCCCGACGGGGGTGCAAGCGAGGCCATCGACATAGGGGCCCGGACCGAGAAGAGCCTGCAGAGCCATGCCGAGGCCGACCAGCGCATCCCGGTTGGTGTTCAGGATGTCCGTGTCGAGCGGAAGCGCCTGGAATTGAACGATTTGCCGATCTATAGCGGCCTCCTATCAACTACGGGAACAGCACGGGGACGTACTGCGAATTGGACTGCTGGCCGAGGTTCAGGCCATGTTGGATCGTGATCCAGATGATGGTTCCGGCCGGCTTGGCCTGGTCGACCGCCGCAGCGATGGCGGCGTCCGAAACCCCGTTGCCCGGCGTGATGGTCATAAGCGCCTGGTTGGGACGGCACAGGGCCGGATTGGTGTAGCCGCCGGCCACACCATAGCCGCCATAGGGGTTCCCGCCCCAGCCGCCGGTATCCATCGGCCGTTGCGGTTCGAACAGCCGCGGCGTGGTGCCGGTCAAGGTCTGGACCGTGGCGATCAAACCCGCCCGGGTGGCGCGCGGCCGCAACAAATTGGCCTGGATGCGGGCCCGGAACGCGGTGTCCGTTTCGCCAGCGTTGCGCGGCAGGTTCGGCCCAAAGAAGTCAGCGGAAATCAGGTCAAGAAAGCCGTCCGTCGCCGTGGCAATGCGGCATTGGTTCTGCACATAGGCAATGAGCGAATAGACCCATGCCAACATCGAGGCGAGGCCCGACAGCAGCGCCGTCAGATTTGGGGAAGCGGAACCGAACCAGGACGGCGGGATCAGCCCGTCGATGCGGTTCAGGATATCGTTCTGATCGCCGGTCGCCATTTTACGACACCGCCACGGTGCCGGCCTTGATGACCTGCTGGTTGGTAATGGTCAGATCTGCGGTCCCGCTATTCAACAGGATCGAATTGACGTTGTTGACGCCAGGAACCGCGAAGGCCACTGCGGCGAGCTGGTTGTAAGGCAGCGTCGACCCGACGGGCAGCGTGTTGATGAAGGATTGCAGGGCTGTGACCACCTGGGCGACGACAGTGGCATGGACGAAACCGGCGAGCGTCACCAGCGCCATGCTGACGTTGGCGGTGACCACCACCGGCGCATAGACCCCGAAGGTGGTAGTGACCGGTCGCACCGCATCGATGGCGCTGGAAATTGCGGTCAGAAGCGAGCCAGGCGGGTTCCCGCTGCCGTCATCGACCACCACGTAGAAATAGCCGAGCTGGTAGGCCCCAGCGTAAGTGTAATTCTCGGTCAGGCTGTAATAGAGGTTGGCCTGAACACCATTGATCGCCGCGCCGATGGCCGTCTTGGTGGCCTTCGACAAGCTGGCGATATAGGCCACGAACCGGATGCGAAAGGCCGCGTCGGTTTCGGCATTGATGCCGGTGACATAGGGCGTCACGCCGATCGCACCGGCATTGTTGCAATAATCGATGCCCGAAATGGCTTGGGTTAGGACGGTGACGGTGTTGGCGTTGACGTTCGCCCCAGCGCCCGCCGTGTTCGCGGTCACCAGACATGTCACGCTTGAGACGCCGGCGGCCACGATGAAGGCGTTTTGCGATGCGCTGTAAGCCGGGTTGGTCGTGTCCGCGGTAACGGTGAACGTCTGGGTTCCGTCGGCGGTCTGCACCTGGGAACCGACCGGAATAAGGGCCTGCAGCGTCGGCGTGAAGCGGGAGAATGTTACCGCCCCGGTCGCGGCGACGGCCGCCAGGCGGGTGAAGGCGAAGTCGGCCGCCCAGCTATCCAGATCGGACCCGACGCTGGTGGCGGCGCGGGTCAGGGTTAGCACATAGACGATGAGGCTTTGCAGCCAGAGCGCCACGCCGGCAACGGCCTGGATGACGGCGCGCAGGCTCGACCCGACCGTCAAATCCAGCGGAGTCGACGAGGCCGCTTGCGTGGCCGTGACCGCGTTATTGTCGATCTGGGTGAAGGTCTCGGTGTTCAGCGATGCCATGCGCCTGGGCTCCTACGGGGTGACGCTGAAAGCGAGGGTGGTGGGCAGGTTGGTGACGGTCGACGTGTAATCGATCTCGACATACATGCCGTTCGTGATCGGCTGGACGGTGATGACCGGCGGCGGGGATTGAGCAATGCCGGCTTCCAGGCCGAGTTGGGCCTGAATGACCGCGACAATCTGGGCCGGGTTGACATTCTGGCCAATCAGTTGGCCGAGGCCGCCGCCATAGGTCGGTTCCCAAAGGTAATCGCCCGGGTTGGTCAGAAGGCGGCGCAGGATGCGCTGCTGGCCCATCAGGACGCCGGTGACAGTCGACAGGTCGCCGTTGGCCCCTAGGACCAAGTCCGAGCCGAAGGTATGGTTTGCGTCTGCCATGGATCACCCTGTCGGCTTGTTGGTCGGGTATTCGGTGTCGCCGTGTCCGTCGGACGGCTGGGTGTGGGTGTGCTGGCTAACGGAATTGGCGCCGTTGTTGGCGTAGACCTCGCCGGTTGCCCTGATACTGCCGAGAACGGTGCCGCCGCTTGAGCCGAAGCCGTAATTGCCGCTGTCGTAAGTAATGAACCCGGCCACCGCGAGGTTGCCGCTGCAGTTGGTGGTAGGCGCGTCCAGATTGATCGAGCTGGGAGATGTCACCGTGGCCGTGCCTTGCGCCGAAACGCTGGCGTTGCCGTTCGTTGAGACCGAGACATTCCCAGTCGAATTGACTGTGGTGGTCCCGGAGACAGTCACCGCGGCGTTCCCTGTCACGGTTACGTTGGCATTGCCGCCGACCGTCACGTCCAGATCACCGACCGAGTTGATTTGCACCTTCGTGTCGTTCGTCAGCTTGATGAAGCTACCGGACTGATGGACCAACCAGAATTCGCCGGAATTGACCGACAGCGGCCGGGTTTTGCTCGAGTAGAACCGCCCCAGCACGACGCCAGCCTCTTTGCCGCCTTCCTGGAATAACACCTTGACCACATCGCCGGGCGTTGGCGGGCAGAACATCCCCCACCCGTTGCCGCCCCACATGGTCAGGATCGGCAGCCATCCGGTAATCTGGTTGCCTGGCTGCAGCCGGACGCGAACGCAATAGTTCGTCGGGTTGTAACCGTCGACGATACCGACGCGCGGATGAGCAAACAGCCCCATCATCCGCTGCACTTCGCGCCGGACGATATTCAGAATGCCGTCGATCACGAAGTCACCGTCGTCTGAGGGCTGTGGTTCTTGAGGTCGGCCGTCATCAGATAGCCGCGGTCGAAACTCATTTCGCGGCCAACCGAGATGACCCGATAGGTTTGATCGGCACTGGTATTGGTGCCCACCAGCTGGACGATGGTGCGCGTGTTCAGGACGTTGTCCGCCGGCATCTCAACAAGGATGCTTCGTTCATGCTGGGTGATCTCTTCCGCCTTGTTCTGCGCCCATTGCAGTACCTTGGCAGGTTCCATGTTCGGCATGGTGAAACTGTAAGTCAGCGGCGGACCGCTGCCCTGGTTCGATGCCGCTTGGTTAACCGTGCATTGATGCGCGATGGCCGATTCCTGGATTTGGTTCCAGGTCTGCACCTTGACGATGATCTGGCGTGCCAGCGAAAGCGACCGGCCCAGCCGAAGTCGCAGAAAGTTGCCCGGCCCAAACTGTGTCGCCGATTCGGCCCACTGCAGCAGGTAGGGCGTCGAATTCAGCGGAACCGGTGGCTGAAAGTTCAGCGTTTGTCCCGACACCCAAAGGTCAAAGCCCTCTTCCTGCGCAAGATATGTCAGGATGTCCCATTCCGCCTCTTCCTGGGTCATCCGG